GTATCCGGTCTTTTTGCCTGTCAGTCATAAAAACGCCTCCTCACTATACGGAGATTTGAACCGCAGTTCGGCGGGGTATTTTTCCAAAAAAAATAACGCCTGCAGGAATCCCGGAAGGAACTCCTGCAGGCGCCAAAACCACTTATACCCTCTTTGCGTAATCCAGACTCACCCATCCATTGCGTCCACTCTGGTAGGATTTCAGTAATCCCCACTTGGATGCTCCTTCACCATCTGCCTCATCCACAATCGTGAAAGAGCCGATTCCCGTATATTTCCCGGTCCTATCGTAGTTGGCGCCCGGACCTTTCCGGATGTTTAAGTTGGTGATGGTTACCCTCACCAGATACGGTTTGAACGCTGCCGCACTGGAATACACCGCCTTCCCGGATTCATCAAACACGGAATACCCCGGATTCTCATCCGCACATTTCTTTGCGTTCTCCAGGACCTTAAATGCCCCTTTCTGCGAGGCAGCGTCTGCCCAGGTCTTGCGGACGCGGTACCAGATTTCCGTTTCTGCAGGAGCGGAAGAAGCTGCCCCTCCCGCCGTGCCGAGGATGCCTTTCAGTATCGTGAGGATTTTCTCCCCATAGCCGGCTCCTGTTGCCCATCCTTTCCCATCCGGGTTCTCTTTCTGCCCAAGCCACTCCACATATTCCGCACAGCCCCTTGTGACATACTGGAAACGCGGGTCAACGCAGGCGTTCTTCAGTGCCTCCGTGGAAGCATAGGCTTTTAAGTGCTGCACCTGCGCCCGGATGCCGAGCTGCGGCGTGTCAAAGGAATTCCCCTTCACGCCGTTTGAAGTCACGCCCATGCCGCAGAAGTTGTTCTGATCCAGTGTGACCGCAGAGCCGGAGAAACCGAAGTTCCCGGTCTCAAGGCAGGACTGCGCAAAGGCGACATCGCCCCGCACCCCTTCCGTTTTCCCTTCTGAAAGGCACAGCGGAACCATGTCGAGGACAGACTGCGCCACACTCGGATTTGTCGCCTTGAGGTATGCCTCCATCTGCTCCGCTGTTGCCACGGCATTTCCCATAATCTTGGTGTATCCATCCGTGCCGGATGATGGACTACCCATTGCCGCCTTGACCGCTTTACGGAATCCGTCCATCGTGTACCCCAAGCCAAGCTGCGTCCATAAATGTTCCGGGTCGCCGTGGTTGCTGGCAATGCCCCGGCTGCACCCTTCCTTATGGCTGATGATGACGCCATCCGCAAGCGGGTCAAGGCTGTACTTTTCACAGAGCATGGCGAACAGCTCCACCGCCGTCTCATAAGTCCGTTTCGCCACTGCTTTTGCCGCCGCCATGTCGGAGCAGGTAAAATTTGAACCTGCCGTGTATTTGATACACGCAGGCTCGCACATCTCCACCCCGATATGGGTATTGTTCCCGCTCCCTTTATTCCCGCTTCCGCAGTGCCATCCCCTGTGGTTCCACGGCAATGTCTGATACACCGTGCCATCGTTCCCGTCAATAAATCCATGGACGCAGGAACTGTCATGCGCCGGGCTGTTCCAGCTATTGATGAAAACGGATGCCTTTGGCTGTGGGCAGCCCACGGAATGGAGCATCAGCCCCTTGACCGTGATCTTCCTCCCTGCCGCATAGCAGGGGTTCCTTGTCAGGATGCTTTCTGCCAGTTTCATAATTACTCGTCCCCCTTCCCGCTTTCTGCCCTGTCATGGAGCTGCGCCAGGATGTCCTTCAGCTTTTCCGGGATGGGAAGCCCAAGGTGTCCGGCATTCTCCAGAAGGCTCACGCCCTCGTTGGAGATATAGAAAAAGATGATGGCCGTCCGCAGGACGCTCCCCGTGCCGATGACCTGCACATCGAGGATATTGGCAATCCCCACCAGCAAAAAGATCAGCACCTTCTTTGCGATGCCCTTGAAACCCACCTCGCTGGACAGCTTCTTATCTGCCGCGGCACACATCACGCCCGTGATATAATCCACCACGACAAAGGCAATCAGCGCATACAGCAGCCCGTCACAGCCGCCGAGGAACCAGCCGAGCCATCCCCCGATGCCTGCAAAAATGAGTTGAATCGTGTTCCAGAATTCCTTCATAGTGAAACCCTCCTTTAAAAGATTTTTGTGTATGAAAAAAGCGGGTGCCCGCTGTGGGCATCCGCCAGTTTCCAGTATTATTCAGTTTTGTTTTATGCCTTAAAGCCTTGTTTTCCTCCCGGTCAGCACATCCACCACCGTTGCCCCTTCCCCGAATGCCGCCCTTGCCTCCGCAAGCGCCTCCCCGGAAAGCCCCCTGTCGTTCCTGCGGTACTGTGCAAGGCTCTCCGCATTCTGTGCATCCCGTTTCTTTGCCGTAGCCTCCCTGTCAAAAGCGTAGCCTGCGTATTCCAGCTTTTCGCAGAAGTCATCCATCAGGTACCGCCCGTTGCTTTCCCATCTGATTGCGCCGTCCGCATCGACTGTCGCCTGTGTTTCCGCCTGCGCCACCGCTTTCCTTACTTCCTCCTCTGCGTTCTTCTTCCAGAACTCCCCAAGGCTGCCGCTTATCTCCCTTTCAAATCTCGTCATTGTGTTTTCCTCCGTTTTCGTGATTTCCCTTTCGGTAGTACACATATTCGCTCTGAATGCACATATTATCAAGTCAATCCGGGGCATATACTGCACAAACATCCGGGGCGGGAATTGTGTATTTTATATCTGCTTCGGCAGCCACTCCCAGAGCCTCATGTCCTCCTGCCCAAGCGACCACATACACATCCCCCGCAGCTTCCAGCGGTACGCCGCCTGGTTCGCCCAATAGACCAGCGAGTCCACATCCTGGTAATAGAGGATAGAAAACCCGTCCGCATCCCCTAAAAACAGCCGGGAAATCCAGATATTGATATCCCTCGGAGTGACCTCTGCCGTGTAGTTGTTCCCGCAGGATATCTCCATCAGCTCCGAATGGAAAAAATCATAATCCATCGAAATATCCTCACTGCGTGTAGAGCTTTCCTCCACATCGGCAGTCAGCGTGAACACCTGGAACTCCTCATCCCACGCCGCACTGCTTCTGCTGATTCGACCGAAAGACTTAAAACTGCCGTCCGGCATCCGCACGTCAAACCGCTCGTAAGGCTCATATGTCCATGCATCCCCAAGCCTCATCAGTTCGCAGACGGTACGGTTATCGGATCGGTATCCGGCATAGCCTCCGGAAAAGCCGCTGATTGTTGCCGTAAACCGCAGGGTATAGGACGCACCGGAATACACCCGCACCCTGTTCCCGCGGATACGCATTTCGATGGTGTACATAGTAGGATTTCCCCGGAGGTCGGCATTCGGTGTCCGGCTGATTGTCTGGCTGTAACTGCCAAGGAGGGCGGAACCCTTGTAAAGCTCCACCCTCTGTGTGTCATAGTTCAGACAGCAGAACACATCCCCGCAGAACACCCCTGCCTTCCCGCTGCCATTCGCCGGGAACGCCAGCCTTGCCCGCAGGTGCAACTCCTGAAAGCCGCTGTACTTCCATGCAAGCTGCCCGCTCCCCTCAAGCTGTGAATACGGGCGGTTCTCATAGCCTTCCCGCCACACCTGCCACTTGCCGGAAAGCGTCGTCCAGTAGCTTTCCGGCAGGGGATTTTCATCACGGAAGTCCTCGTACCAGATGAGCGCCGAGTCCGGCTTCCTGCGGAGCATCTCCAGCGTCAGCTTGAAGCCCCTGTCCGGCTGTGCCATGTTCCCGTCCACATCTTTGAATTTCCGCGGCGCAAGCGTGTAGGTGGCGGAGCCGGTGCTCGGTTCTTCCGAAAAAGCAGAGCAGACACGGAAACCGTAAAACTGCACGCCCTTCACATCCACCGAAACTGTGATTGTATGCGTACCTGCAGAGAGGGAAATCCCCTCTGCCAGCGCCGACCAGAAGGTGGTCCTCCAGTATGGCCACCACAGGCGGCTCTCCGTGAAATGCTTCCGACTTCCGTCAATGGAAATGTATATCCCATTTTTATCCCAAAAGGGAAAGCACAAGCGCACCGCCACATCATAAGTTCCTGCTGTGGATACAGAAAAACGGTAAACAGCGGAGCCGTTATCCCCCATCGTCACCATGCCCTCCGAAACAGACACGATGCCGGAATAACTGTCCGGGTTCCCGCCGTTACGGTCGACCACAATGCCGTCAAATTCCGTCTTCTGCTCTTTGCCGTAGGCGGTAAGGTAATGCCTGCGGTTGTATGTGCCGGAAAGCAGCGGGTAATCATAGGAAACCGCATCCCGCCCCTCCATGTAGTCGTACACATGGGGGAGCGCCCACGGCACCTTGTCGTAGTCATCCCAATAGGCCACGATGGGGATGAACGGCTGCGGCGGCTTGTCGTCCGTGAAATTGTATCCTCCCGTCATCCATAGCTGCGCAGCATAGTAGGTGTTGGAAGTCCCCCGGTAGGTGACTCCCATGTTCTTTGGCGTATCGTGTATCCGCCAGTTCCACCCGTAGGCAGGCATCCCCAAAAACACTTTATCCGGATTCATCACTTTTACGGCGTAATTATAGATGCCCTCCAGCCAGGAACGCGGGGAGACCGGCCCCGGTGCGCTGCCCGCCCATGCCATGCCGTAGCTCATGATGGATGCTGTATCGCAGTATGCGTTCAAGTCGCCGTAGACGCACCAGTTCTCCCCGCCGACAGAGCCGTTAATGCTGTCCATCCCCGGCAGGCAGATATTCATCAGCTTTGCGGGATTGTAGGATTTCACCGTATTGTAAATATTTCGGAACATGGCGGTTGACTTCGCCGCCGTAGAATAATCGTCCCCTTTTTCCAGGTCGATGTCCACGCCGTCACACCATGGATACTTTTCCATGATCCGCACAAGCTCCGAAAGGAACATATCCTGCGCCCCGTTTGTGTTCTCCCGCAGTGCTTTGAAGATGCTGTTCGTGCCGTCATTGGCGACCGTCAGCAGCCATTTGATGTGCGGCCACTTTCGTATATACGTCCGCATGGTGGAGCCTTCCGCAATGGAAACGCCGCTCTCATAAATTTCCCCGGTTGCCCTGACCTTGAAAGAAAACAGCCCTATCTGGCTGATGCGGTCGCCGTAATCCCGGAGCGCCTGGTACATCCTTGTATTGCCCATGAACGTCCATACCATGATCTGCTTTCCTTTGAGTGTGTCCATCAGAATGTCCCGCCCCCTTCCTGCATCTCCTGCATTGTAAATAATAATCTCGCCGTTTTGCCGCTTTCCAGCGCCACCTTATGTTTGGAATCCCATGCGGCGCTGTACTGGTAGAATCCCTCTTTCTTAAATGCTGCGCCGTTCCGTGTACACTCCCTGCTTTCAGCAAGCAGCGCAATATCATCCTCTGCTTTCATGGCATCGGGAAAAGACACCCTCTGGCCGCCCACGCCCTGGGCAAGCCGCACCGTCCCCGCCGCCATGTCCGATTTTGGGTAGATGTGGATGTCTAATGGAGCGGATGTTTTCCCCATGTTGAAAAGGACCACCGTCTCCTCCGAGCGCACCACGCCATTGAACCATACGGGAGGCTTAATCCCACCGTTCTCCCGGCATTTCTGCAGGCAGACCTCCGTGTGCGGAGCATAACCGCTTAACGCAGAGCCTTCCTGCAGTTGGAGGTCGGTAAACCAGATACGCCCGGAGCAGTCGGCAATGGTGGGGATCACCGTCACGCTCACGATGCGCATATCCTTTTTCTTATTGACTACTTCCGCAAGCCTTACAAATTCAGCCATCCAGTGTCCACCTCAGTTCCGAGGGATGCCCCACCCATCCCATTGCCACCGGCCCGCCCTGCAGGAGGAGGTCCGTGATGTAGAATTCGCCCGTGCAGTCTGTGATGCAGACGCGGACGGTGACGGATTTCAGCCTTCCGGATGAGAAGTTTTCCGGGGTAATCTTTGCAATTGTCCGTGAAAAATATGCCACACAAACCCCTCCCATCAATACAAATCGATAAACCTTGATTCCGTGCTGCCGTCCTCGTATTCCAGCACAATCTCAATACCAACCTGCGAATTCCCGCTCAGTTTCTTAAGGTTCTCGGACGCAATCTGCGCCGAGATAGTATAGCTGTCACGGTTGGCAGGGTACACCGTCTGCGACAGGCTTTTGGTCATGCCCGCCACTCCCTCCGCCTTAAAAGAAGCCGTGCCGCTTGCCCCGTTTTCCCCGTCCGCCTCAAAGCCGGAGGACACCCAATACGCAAGCCCATCATCGGCACGGGAATTGCGGAGCAGATTGAACGGCACAAGTTCTGCGATGTCCTCGCTGGACACCACGCTGACGCCCTCCAGGGAATCGGCGGCATTGTCCCACTTGCTCGTGGAGCTGCCCAGGTTCTTCAGCACCGTGGAAAGCTCCAGCACCGTGTTCCATGGCTCCTGCAGGTTGTATTCCCTCCGCACGATCCTCGTGGTGACCGAAAGCCCCAGGTCCTTATCCTCCACCCGCACATAATCCCCAAGCTCCCACGCCTCATGCTCATATCCCGTCAGCACAGACAAATCCATGGCGTTCAGCACATAAGAGACGGTCGGCTTACAGTAATCCGCAAGCCTCATGCGGGTAAATTCAAGCATCTGGTAAGGATTGGTGAATGCGGAGCAGTCCAGGGAGGAAACACGGATTTCCTTGGAATAAGTAAAATCCTCCACATAAGGCTTCCCGCCGTTGATGCTGGCAAAGGTCATGCCGTCTGCACCGACGGCATAAAGCCTTGTGACAAGCCCCGTGGTGTCCACCGTCCGTTCAATATCCTTCATGTTCTTTCCGTACATGAACAGCGCGCCGCTGTCCTTCCCGTTTAAAATAAGCAGATGCACCAGCCGGTTCGGGCAGTCAAACACCAGGTCGCCGCCGTGGAGGTCCGCTACATTCCGAAGGATGGAAAGCGCGTTTTTTTCCGTGGAAGTCCATGTGCGTTTCGTGGTGACCGTGATCGTGCCGACTTTCCATTCCGTGCCGGAAAGTGCATAGGCCATAGCCGCATCCGCCGTCTCCGCATCAAAGGCTTTCTCCTCCTTCCGGACGGAATAGGCAAGGTTGTAAAACTCCGCCTCGGCATACACCTCTGTCACGGCGTTGCCGGAGGCGTCCTTGCTGTCCGTGACCGTGCGGATGATGTACACGTCATCCACGATCTGGATTTTTTTCTCGTTGTCGATATACTTCCGCTTGGCATCGGCAAAGGGGATGGAGAAGGAAAGCGTATCCTCGCCGTTGACCTCGCCCGTCACGATGATGCCGTAGGCGTTTTCCAGCACCGCCTCCCATGCGCCGTTTGAGTCCAGCACCACCGGGCGGGCATAGCCGATTTTCTCGTA